AAAAGGGGGTGAGTGGGAAGGTCAAGATAGACCCCTCGCTGAACAATACCCCTCCTCTAAAAATAAAATAGAGCGAGCCAAAAAAGAGCAGGACGCTTTGGGGGTTTAGTATCCCCCGCCCATCCGCTTGTTCACAGCTTCAGTGAAGGAGGCTTTACTCTTCTTCTTAGCTGTTTTCTTTTTAGCTGATTTCTTTTTTGCTTTTGGTTTGTCGTGTCCGTATCCCATCTTCTTTAGTTTTAGGTGTTGTTCGTAGGTAGATGCTTTAGTTCCCTCCCCCGTCTTGGGGTTATACATCGTGTGAGGTTTGAATTCTTTCTTGTTCATTTCTCTATGTTAATAAGTTCGTCTGGATATTTTTGTGGGTAGTATGCCTCAAGATTCTTGAGTCTTCCTACCCCATTTTGGGTTTCGTTTAGTTGGTCTTTCAACGGTTGTGTTGGGGTAGGTCTCACCATGTAGCCTAATCGATTCTGCTTCAATCGTTCTTTACTAACCGACCTAGACCTTGCCAGCCGTTCGATATCTTTACGCGACACACCCAGCTTTTCAAAGCCTCGGGTAGTTTGTTTGAAATCATTGTTAAGATACCGCCTAGTTCTCACCCACCTATCGTAAGCTTCTCTGACTTCACTAGCAGGAAGAACCTGTAGTTGTGTCATCTTTGATCTGAACGCTTGATCGTTGTCTCGATAGTCACTTGTGTGGTTATATAGATAACGCCCAACCCCTGCTGTGTAATCTTGTTGGTGTGGTCGGAATGGCAGCACCGATTTCAAGAGGTGACCAACTGCCGAGTCGAAGAACGAAGCCGTCTTTTCTTGGGAAAGGAAAGAATCGTATGCCGCATCAGCCGACATGAGGGAGCGAGGAGAGAACGCTTTCTCCCCGATATACTTCATGCTTCTCATAAATTTGTCGTCATCGCCCTTGAGTCTTATTGGTCTTCCATATTGATCTTCGTTTTCAATAGCGTCGAGTATTGCACCTGTCAGGATTTGCTCGCTGACATATGGTCTCAAAAACTGACCAATAAATTTCTTGGAAGCCGTCCCGATTCCTTCACCCCGTATCAAGGATTCAACAGCCCTGATTGCTGGATCTTGAACGATAGCAAATGGGTTGAGGTAAGTCATATCGACGGACCATGTATCCCCATCCGAGTCCTTGTATAAAAAGATACTCGCGTTTCTCATCCACTTCGGAACCATAGCACGGAATGCTTTGTCCTCGTCTTCATCGTCCATACCCCATAAGAGCATTTGAGTTCCTTTACCTAGTGCAAGGGAAGCAGCCGTTGTTCTTGTGGCTCCGAAGAAACGCTTCCTCCCCCTAGCTTTGATTGCGGGGTTGTCGCTTTTTGCTTCCTTCCATGACCTTTTAAGTCCGTTGAGATAAACTCTAGGGACATCAGCCGCGAACCTAACATAAGGAGCGAGGGCAATTGATATGTTGCTAGACGTAAACGATTTGATAACAGGCAAGGCTCGGCTGTAAGATTGAGCCGTGTCTTTCACGATCTCAGCAGCCAAATCCTTCATGGTATTGTTTGGATTCCCTTCATCATCGAGGAGTCTACCATACTCACCATTCGGTTTTCCATTTTCAATGTCGTGTTGAGCAGCTTCGATCAATGTCTGCATCTCAAAATCATAGAGACCAATCTTGAAGAACCCGTCACAGGCGGATGCAAGCAATCCACCTTTCTTTATTAGCGCGTTGGTGGCAGCTTTGACAGCTTTGACGGGTAACGTACCCACCTTGCTTACGTTGACTCCAGCCTTCGCGAGTATTTCGAGGTGTTCGTCAGGGATTTTAACAGCTCCACTCTTCTTCTTAGCTTCTTGGAGGAAGTTGGCTGCTACCGCTGCCTTTTCTACATCTTTTTGTAAACTATCGTAGCTTGTTTCTCCTGTGAGAAGCTCTTGGATCTGTGATACTTCAAGCTCATCACCGTAAACATTTCTGCTTCTAAGCTCCATCAATTCAAAGCTCAATTCATTCCCTATTACTTGGTAGAATACCGAGTCGGGGTTCTTGGTATAAAGACCACTAGCATCTTTAACAAAATCTGTAAACACTCTGTGCGATGGGTAGCCCTGCATTGGACCAAAGAACAACATATTGCCGAGGACGTTTCGGATGTAAAAAGCAGGGGAGCCTAGAGTCTTAGAAACTAGGGAAAGCCCAACCATCTTTTTAACTGTTCTCATTATCAGGCCCTGCACTTCCGCCATCTCGTTGAGTGGGTCGGTTATGTCGGATTCCTTACCCCCAAATAAAGTGTTTAAATTAGACACTACTTCTTTGGGGACATACATATCCGCTAATGGATTAAGATCACTAGTCCCTTCGACTAGGACTGGTTCCCAGTTTGGATACTTATCTCTGTTTTCTAAGTATTCTTTTTGAGTAACCATCCAAGGAGTTCCCTCAACCTTGCCAGTTTCTGGATCAACGCCCGTCCCTAATGCTTTAAGTTTATTAAAGAATGCCTGATTAGAAATCATACTCGCCGTGTGATTCAACGAGTAGCTGAGATTATAAATCCCTGTATCTTCTTGGAACTCCCCAAGAAGTTCTCGGATTTCTTGGGGGATCTCCTTCTTTTCGTTGATCGTCTCAACAATCTTTTGAAGTGGATCTCCGTCCTTGAACCCTGCACCCTGTAGCACTAAATCCTGTTGCCCCATCTCTCGTTGGGAAGTTAGGAACTTCTTCCTCGCTTGCCCTTGAGAATAGCCATCGATGAAATCATTCATCATAGCTGTTGCTTTTGATTGCATCTTTGAGTTATGGGCAGTGGTCTCGGCTTGCACCTTTAAGGTCGCTTGAGCTTTGGTTTTACCCGTCTCTTCCATTATCTTCTGAACCTCCGCCTTCTGCAGTTGTTTCATAAAGTAAGCGACTGCTCGCTCGCGAACTTCGGCATATTGATCAGACTCTTTAACTTGCTTAGAGAAGTTACGGTCTTCAAACATACGGTAAGACCGTGTTAAATACAGACCCCGATTGAAATCAAAAGCCATGTTCAAATCTTCGGGATTCATGGTAGGTCCAAAGACTTCGATTGCTTTCTTTGAAAGCTGGTCTTGAAGCTGACGCATCTCAATAACGAGGTTATACATATCAGGAGAGATCTTTAACAGATCATCCATTGCTTTATCCCTCTGAGCGAACTGCTTCTCCCGATTACTTTCACGGAAGTCCATTGTCATCTGCTTCTTAGAAGCTTCGGCTATATCAATAGCGGCATTCTTTTCATCAGCCGAGGGGAGCGCATTAGCTTTGGCGATGTCCTGCTCGTAAGATGCTTGAACAAGATCCTCTTGCTTCCTTGTTAGCTGTGATCCTTCAGTAGTTCCCGAAGCTCTCGCGATTAACTCGGCGGGAATGTTATCCGCTTCTCCTGTTATAGCACTTAATCGTTCGTTTTCTTCTTTTAAGATCCTGTTGTGTTTCTGTTGGAGATTATCAACAAGACCTTTAGTCTCGCGAACAAACGCTTTGTTCTGGTCGTAGAAGTTTACAACTCTCTTGTCGGCGGAGCGAACAAAAGTTTTGTAGAGTAACTTCATTACCTTATTCTTATTTGTAAACTCGTAGTCCTTGCTGAACTCTAAGAGGGGAACATCAAGAATCTCTAGCCAGTTACCAATTGATTTTTCCTGCATCTGAACTTCATCGAGGAAGTTAGGCAACTTTGAATCTTGACTAAACTGAGATCCAGTAGCGGGTTGTGGAGTCGGTTGTTCCGCTGGTTGAGTAGCTTGTGATCCCGAAACACCAGCGTCTGAATCTTGCTGCTCTGTTAAACGATTTCGTAAACTAGCCGTATCTGTCTTAGCAGTAGGCTCTAGCATATTAACATCGACGGCTTGCTCCATAAGTTTCTCGATGACCGCATACGGGTCGCGAGGATTGTGGTGCATAATGCTAGGAGATGGCTTGTAGTTAAGTGACAAACCCCTGATCTCCCTGACCGTGTTGTTGACTGCCTTACGCATCTCAGGAGAAACATCATCCAATGTCCTGTGGTAAGTCAGCTTACTGAGGAATGCCTTCATGTAAGTGACGAAGGTTGGAATCAAGGATGGGTTGGACTGCAAGAACGCCATCTGTTGGTTGGTCGTCCTTCCGGTAGTGGCTAACTCGGTGTGTCTGGCGATAGCTTTCTTAGCTAAATTAAACCGCTCCGTAGCAGCAACCTTTCCGTCTTCACTTCTCAGTCTATCGAATGCTTCTTGCTGTTCGTCGAGTGGGTATGCTTCTTTAATCTCAGCCTCCAGCTCTGACTGCGTCATTGCCTGAGTTATTTCAACATACTGAGTATCAGATATCATCGTATCTGCTGCCGCTTGACCCACTGCCTTATTTAAAATAATTCCAATGGCGTGTTTCCTCCTTTGGGCATCTAGTCCCGATACTCCTTGGTTAGCTAGATACAGAGCTGCTCGTTTTGGGTTGAGTATAAGCGCCCCCGTAGCACTATCTACAGTTGCTATCTCTGGGCTTGCATTATCTACGACCACATTCAGCTCACTCGGAATATAAGCACCAGCAAACTCAACAATCTCTTCTGCTCTCTGCTCAAGCTTTTCATTCACGGCAGCATCATTCGCCATGTCCATGTCCTTCGCCATCTGGTGTAGATCAGCTTGAGACTTGTGAATACTATCCGCAGCCTGACTCGCGAACGCTGCTTTGGTTTCGGGCTGGGGTGTGTAAGCTCTCTTGGTTAGGTCAAGTGCGTCTTGGAGAGCTAATTTTAGTTCCCTAGTCCTAATTCCCAGCAACTTAGCTAATGCTCTGATCGCCTTTTGGAACAGATTTGATTTCCCCTTCTCAGGAATTACCCTGTTGAGGAATGATTGGAACTCAGGATCAGTAAGGATGTGTGTCAGAAACTCGTCGATGTTTGATGTCCCGTATGTAAGATTGCCCTTACCTGATTTTTCTGCAAAAGGTTTCGCAATACGGAGTATCTCTTCTAGATTTGCTACCGCTTCGTTCTGAGCTTCTGTTCTAGATTCCGGTGGTGTTCTAAAGATGTCGGCAGTAAAGACATGGAGATACTCGTGGATTAAAGTGTCTGCCACACCTCTTTTTCCAGTTCTATCTACGTTAACTATTACCGTCCTCTTACCCAATCCATCGACGTAATACACCCCCGCATAAGAAGATGGGGAACCCTCGATAAGAAATCTTACAGAACGAATAAGATCTTTGTTTTTCAGCAGGGTTTTAGCTAAAAGTTTGAGTGGCTTATGCCCTGACTCTGCAATCTCTTCAAGAGCATCAATCACAGATTCTGGATCGTCATCTAGTAGACCTAGCTCTGCTATCTCTCTTAGGTTTTTGCGGCGTTTTTGTTTCCTAGTGCGTCCATCATTAACAGCTCTTTTTCGGTGGACATGAGCTGCTTCTCGGACTTGCGTGTAAAAAGCTTTTACATCCCCATACGAAAGCAATGTGTCTTTACCTACCAACTGTTGTAGCTCTGCCTCAATCAGTTTATACAAATTAATATCTGTATCTAAAGCTCCTTGCATTGTGGGGCTAGTTACCCCCAGCAAAGTGAGCGCGTCTTTCATGTCCTGCCCCAATTTGTATTCGGGGTTGATAACAGCTAGATTACGACTGCTAAGTTTCTGCTCCAAGATAGCTGCAGGTTTGTTAGTCCCACCCTTTGAGGCTAAGAAATGAACAAGCTCGACAGCTACTTGCTCAGATGAATAGTCATTAGTTACTTTCTTCCCACCGTGATATTCGTTATTGAGAAGTTCTTTTACATCTCTTCGGAGACGTTCATCTAATTTGATAGCTGTGGCTACATCATCAATTTTTGAAGCAGTATATTTACTTATCTTTTTAACATCGAGGGGTTCAATAGTCTGAACTCTTGGACCGTTGAAACCTCTGTCGGCTTGCTTCTCTGTATCGTGCAAGTCTGGGCGCTTAGTTATGTCCGTGTCAGGTTCAAGCAACGAAGCCACATCACGGATAGCCTGTGATTTTCTCTCGGCTTGAACCTTGCTGAAAAACTTAGCGTTCTTTGTGGCGAATGCTTTTAAATCTAAATCGTAAAAACCTTTATCCTCGCGAACTACAATAACTTCCCCAGTAGGTGTTGCTTCTACTCTTGTGTCGCGCAACTCGCTAGACTTCTTAGCTGCGTTATAAATCTGCTCTTGCAGATCTAGGCTCATTGTTATAGCCGCAGCATCGACGTAATCTTTATCAAGATTAACTCCTGTGGCGGCTATGAGCTGCTTGAGAGCAGGAAGATTTTTAGCATCTTTTAATAACTCTGGCACTGTTGCCGAAACTGGTTTCTTTCCAGTTGCTGCTCGGAACGGACTTACCACCTTAACATCTTTAATAGCATCTAAATCAATACTGTTCTTTAAAGTAGTAAGTCTTCGGATCTTCGTCTTAACAGGACCATAATCTGGTTCGTGAACCCCAATCTTGTTTATTGGAGTCTTAGCCGAGATCAAGCCTCCCTTTACAGGAACCATGATGTCGGTAACAAAGTATTGGTCCCCCTGTTTTTCTATGACGAAAGACTTATTAGTATTCGGGTTATTCGCCTGATCTTCCGTCAATGGAATAGCTACGTTGTTCCGCAACAAGGTAACCATACCAGCGGGATCGTTGTTGAATACACCGTTGCCATACTTATCAATAACGACCGTCCCCGAAGGAACTAAAGTATTAGGAAGCCTTGCACCCCCATCCGTTCTCTTCGGATTTATTGTGGGGTATCTCTCAGCAATCTTTTCTTTGATTACTTTTTCTACTGCCAGTAAATATTTTGCATCTGTCCTTTCAAGATCAAGGCCCAGTTGCTCTAGGTTCGTTCCGATATCTGCGACCGGAAAGCCCTGCTCAATGATTGCTTCTAGCTTATCTAAATCTTTCTTCGTTACCTTCGCTGGTTTAGCCTCATCAGCGATAGCTTTTTCCCGTGCCTTGTTTGCTCGTTCGATAAGTCCACTTGCTGTTTCGGGGGAGACCAGCTTTTCCGCATCAACTAAAGCCTCGATCTCTTTCAATCGTTCAGCTTGAAGTGCTTCTGGAAGCTCTTCAAGAACCTCCATTGCCTCGATGTATCTCCTTTCCCTAGCTTCGATATCCTTAATGGCTAATTCAAACTTCTGTTGAGGAGTCGGTGCGGGTTTAACATCAGGGTTACCTCCGGTAACATCCGCATTCGCAGCGTCTGGATTCGTGTCCGTTCCGGTGACATCAGAAATTGCATCACTAGTCGTGACAATAGGAGAAGCGTTGCCTTTTGCGTTTTTCTTTTTATTTTCTTCGTTAATTATCCGCTGCTGATCGTCTTGTGTAACATTAGCTTCGGCAGCATCTTTTATGTTCTTTGCTTCTTCTGCTATTTCTTCTTCCGTTTGCTCGGCTGAATCATCTCCTTCTGGTTTCTCTGCCGATTCTTCGGCTTTTTTAGCTGCCTGATCTTCAGCATACTTAGCTTTAGTTCTTTTGATAAACTCCGCATTAGTTTGGGGGGCGGTTTTTTCTAAATCTTCAAACCTCTTTAATTCATTATTATCCTCCAACCTCTGCCTAAAGTCAGCCTCAACTTTAGCTTCAATATCAGCCATCCGATTGAGATCCGTAACTCTATCCCCTCCGAATTCTCTAGCCGCAGCACTAATAGCGGGGGAGGCTCCACCCATAAGCCCCCCAATCATCGCTCCTTGAACAGCTTGGAAAAACGTCTCCTCTAAAGAGAAATCTTGTCTAGCCCAAGCGGATTGGATAATTGAGTTTGCGAACTCATCGATGAATTCTTCTCCAGCTTCACCAGCAGCACCCCTAAGAATTTGACCACCTATTCCTACACCTGCCTCTTTAAAAGTGGAGGAAACAGCATCCTCCATGTATTTGAGAAACGATTTATCCGAAGAAACCCGACCCACCATTCTGTCGGTTTGTTTCTTAATTGTTTTAAGACTGACTCCTGTAAGGACAGCACTCTCAAGACCACCGTATTTACCACCACCTAGTTTTCCTGCAATCGCGGTTATGAGTCCAGTAGTTGTTCCAGCGGAAATCATGGACCCCCAAGCGGTGTCGTGAGCAACTTCCTTTACTCTTTCTTCACTCCAACCATCTACCCACTCTCCATTAACTTGATACCGTTGTGTGTAATCATCAGCAACGGCTTGGTGAACTGCACCATAAGTCATACTACCTGACCGCAAAGCAGCGACCCCAAACTGAGGAGTCGTGATGCCCAAAGTTTTTGCTAATTTGCTGTTATACCCTTTATACGCAGTAATCATCTGGCGGTTGGACAAACCTTTAAATGAACCCGATGCCTGTAATCTTCGTAAGGCAGCTCCTGTGCTTTCTTTTATGGTTCTCCCCCCAACATCTCGGACTTGCGCTTTTAGCGCCGTATTAAAAGTGTTTTTAATTAAAGCTTTAGCAGTAGCGGTTGCCCCCTGCTTTAGAGCAAAGTAACCCCCCGCTGCTGCAACAGTTGTGCCTGCTGATGGTATGGCGAGAAGTCCGGCGGCAAGAGTAATGATCGCGTCTATACCCATAGGAGCTATCTGCTCCGATGCTTGTGCAAAAAACCCATGATCTTGACCAAAGATTTGTCTCATCTGCTGAAGTTGAGCTTGGTCTTTAGCGTTTTGTATTATTCCCTCTTTACCATACTCCGCCCCAAACAATGCCCCCACCCCATAATACAGAGTTGAAAAGCCCTGAGTAACACTCATGCCAAGCCCCTGTAACCCCAAGTTGGGATCTTCGTCATCTACAAATTTTTCAACAATCTCTGCTTGGGTCAGACCATTTTGTTTCCCCTCCAACTCTGCGGTAGCGAACTGTTCATCGTATTCTTTTCTTAGAATATCACTCCGACTATTTGCCAACAGCTCGTTACTCGCCAACCTCTTCGCGTTTTCAATCTCTACCTCCTCGTCAGAAAAATCATTTTGCTTCAACGATCTCCTAAACTTCTCTTCATTCAACATCAAAGCGGGTTGAATAAACGTCCCCCTATACTTTCGTCGAACAACATTTTGAGATAGGTCGTCATCATCTTCTTCATAGATGAGGGTCGAGTCGAGGGTTTTAGATCCATGCCCAGCTATCTCGACAACCATGTCATCAACAACATCTTCTAGAATATCTACACTAGCCCCCGTCTTCCTTGCAAGATCCTCAATAAGGTCGCGTCGAGTTTGTTCTACTTCATCTTCAAACTCTTCCCGTAGGTTTTCAAACCTTTGATAGTCTTCAGAATATTTCTTGTCTTCATCGTCTCCGGTAGCCCAGTTCCAACTCTCTCTAATGTTAGAACCCATTGAAACGAATACTTCCCCCGTAGAATCCCATCCCTTATCCGCCCATCCCCAAGACTTATCTTTACCTAGTGCAGTAGCTAGTGCTTCAAATCTAGCCCTAACTTTTTCATCTTTAAGATCTGTGAAGTCCTCTTTTAAATCTACAAACTCTTCAACTTGGGCTTGCACTCTTTCTCGAATATCAACCTGATACGTCAACAAGCCGTTCTTATCTTTTTGAACTTCTCTTGATTCCCTAAAGGAAAAGACATCTCTAGGGACTACACCAAACTTACTTCCTTCTCTTAATATCTCCGCTTCCGATAAACTTTCATCCATCTTTCCACCAAGAAAGACCCGCTGACCACTCTTGTTGAAGTAAACTCCCGCCGACAACTCCCCCTTTTCATACAGATCCGTGATATAGTTCTGCCTCTTTTGGCGAGCTATCTCATGCACCTCCTTAGCATCTAGATCTTCCGGTAGTTCTTGTCCTGTCTCTAACGCTTTTGCGTATCGCAAAATCTTCTCTTCCTCCCCCTCCTCGAAATCCATCGCCTCCATCCCAACACCCATGTTGTCCCTAACAAACTGGACATCTTTTTGATTTGATGGGAGAACCTCCGAATACTGGATGATAGCTTCTTGAGCCTCTTGGTAATTAGATTGTGTTAATATACCCTTCTTAATAAGAACATTCTCAAAACCTTCTTGGAACTTTTTCTCAGTATCTTCGTTATATTTGCCAGCCGCAATATATTCAAGCCGAAGATCATCTAAGTGTTTAGTTCTACCCTCCAATTCATTTTCAAAGGGGTTTTCTGTAGCCCACACACTGTATGGAGTGGGGCTAAATGGCGCTGTTGTTTTAGGTTCGCTTGGGTCCGACATAGCAGAAGCAATATGTTAGGTATTAGTTTTTATTAGAGAGTGATATTTAACCGTCGAGTAGGTCTTCTGGATCTGGATCTCCTGTAGGAGTTACTGTAGTGGTTCCTGTATTGGTTCCTGTATTGGTTCCTGTATTGGTTCCTGTATTGGTTCCTGTATTGGTTCCTTTAGGTTTTTTACCGACATCGGGATTCAAAAATCGATTACGGCGTATACTCGCATCTGCTAGATTTTTTCGGGTTCTAGAACGGATTATTCTCAATTGCTTCTTTAGGTCGGAGGGATCTGTGCCTTCAATCACAGTGCCATCTGGAAGATCTAAACCATCGAAGTCCGAATAATCTGCATTTTCCTTACCCACCCTTTGCTCAAGATCGATTGCTTTAAGATTTTCTTCAATCTCGTCAAGAGTCAGCTTTGCAATATTTTGTGAATTTCTAAATATCTGAGTCTCTCTATCTTCTCGTTCTTTTTTCTCCAGTTTCTCACGGTCCTCAATATTTTTAGTTACCGCAAAACCAGCGTTCCTAAGATTAGCTCTTTCCCTTGCCGTGAGGTTTTTACCCCCAGCAGAATTAGGATCGAGATACGATTGTCTCAAGTCTTCGACTTGTTCGTCCGACTCCATTCTAAAAATAGTATTAGCATCTAATCCTGTCGTGTCAGCAGCTCTCCTTCGCTCGTCTTTTCTTTTTAACTTGCGAGATAGTTTCTCATTTCTCTGCTGCATCTGAGACCCCATGAATCTACCCGCTGCGATTAAAGATTGTTGTGCGACTTTACTGTTAGCGAACGTATCGGCGTTTTGCAATTGGATAAGACTTAGTTGTTCTTGCCGCTCAAAAGGATTAAGCTGATCGTTTTCAACGGTCATTTGAATTTGATCCAACAGCTCGTCGGCTCGTTGGTCAGCTTCCCGCTCATTACGAAGAGTTTTTTTACGCTGTTTAAATTCAAAGACACTTGTCTCGTATGCAAAATCAGCCGCTCTTTCTTGCCTTAGTTGTCCCCGCAACTTAATCATCAAGTCAAGTTGAGGCATGATCTGTTGATCAGCTTTCGCATTCGCGTATGCGGATTCGGTTCCAGTAAACCCAAAGTTGTTTCTTTCGGGCGCGATGTCTCGCTCAAAATTAAAATCAGACATTATCGGCGGCGGTTGCGGCGGTTATTATTAGATCCATAACCAAGTGTAGTATTACTAGCTAAAGCACCTCCTTGAAACTTCTCAACCTCGCGCCGATTGCGACCATTACGATTGCGCCCGTTACGATTGCGCCCGTTACGATTTCTCCCGTTACGATTTCTCCCGTTACGATTTCTCCCACCTCCTCGGAGTTCTTGTTCCGATAAGTCAATTAATCGTTGGGTATAACCTGCGTTCACATCTCTAATTTGAGCAGCTCTAGATGAATCCCGCTCCATCTTAGCTCGCAGAGCTGGTGTCATAATTGCGGGAGCTGACGCTTCTGCTGAACGTCCGTAGTCCAATGCGATAGCTTCTGCTGCTCTACCGAACCCATCTTTTCGTAATTGTTTGGCGAGTCTTAGTTTTCCTTTTCTTGAGTAGAGGTTCCTCGTTTCCCCAAGACGACCCCCACCACCCAACTTGTTACGACTGTTAGCCCTAGCAAAGAAGTCATCATAATCAGCTTTCTTTTTCGCATCCCTATTAGATTGCATCTTTTCTATCCTCGATCCAACAAAATTCCTGCGCTCTTCAAGGATCTCACGATCCATTGCCTTTTCGTCAATCCCAAAGTCACCATCAGCATCGATACCCATTTCTCTAATACGACCTAGTTCTGCCTCTCTCGCATCAGGATCTCCCAATTTAAAAGCGTTTGTTATATCATCCCTCAAACCGATCCTTCTATCCAGCGCCTTCTCTGCCGAGAGAGATTCAATCGTCCTACGATCCAAGTTATTTAAGAACTTCCGGTCCTTCTTTCTTATAGGCTTTTGCTTATCAAAAGCAGAGATTAATCTTTGAGCGCCTTGTGAAAACCCAGAGCCGATGCTTTCGGCTGCTTCTTTTCCGCCCGTTAAAAGATTTTGCAGGAATGACATAGCTTAAATTTAAGGTATTTTCAAGAGAAAGTCAATCAATGAGGGTGGTCTCATTGTTCTGCAAAGCACTACTTAGGTTTTTTATAGTAGTCCTCCGGTGGGGCATTGCAGAATTTGATGTGTCTGGTGGGTCTACCGCCACCAAACCAAGCCGTTGCCTAGCACAATCGAGAGCAAGGAATGCCGCATCGGCGAGGTCTGGACTCCTTCCAAAACGAGCTTTGAACTCCGGTTTAGATTCAATCTTCATGCGGAGACTCCCGCTTTTGATCATGTCGTAGTTCCGCGCAGTCATTTCTTGCGCCAATTCTGAATCGATCCCAAAGATTTGTTTGGTTCTCATCAATTCTTTCCCCACAAACCACAGCTCCGACACACGATTGACATACAAATCCGCCCCTACTTTAGAGCTATTCGCGCTAACACGTTTGTCACTAGCCTTCCCACCAAAAGAAATCCTCATAAATTTGTTTGACCACTCTCCAGCAAGAACATCACAGAATGGCGCTCCTGCACCCGTGGCATCAACGCTTAGATTCTCTGGAAGAACACCGTGCTTTTTACATTCTTTCTGAATCTGCTCAACGATTTGATAGGTTCGTGGAACCGCTTTATTTGTAGCATCGTCATTTAAATGAATGATTTTCCCAAACTCTATAACATACTGACCAGTAGTATCATACCCACATCTCGCCAACGCCAAGCAAGTGCGGTCTCCCCCATTGGTGAAACTGGGGTCCAGACCAGCTAACATTACCGGATTTCCCTGCCAGTTCACTTTATTCAAAGCCCCACTAGAAGTCAGTTCGTTCTCCGTATAAATGCCCGTAGTCTCATCACTGTCAAAGAACACCGCTCGGACCATTCGCATATAGCCCCGACTCTCAACCCCCAATAGTGCCTTATCTTCGTCAAGTTTTTCTTGGGTAGGTAGCCAAGGGTATATGACTTCGCCCGCTATAATGTTTGGTGATCTCTCCCCGTCTAAGCGGATATATTTCCCATGCCATTTTGTTTTCCATTCGTCGGCAGTATTCGTATCGACACTATCCCAACCGTCTTTTGGAGTGGACCAAATCCCAAACGCATCAAATCTTGAGTTAGGGTTACTCATCCCGATCATTTGGAATGAGGGGTTTTTAGACAGGTTCGTGAGTCCAGCGTTCAAAATAGCTTCCGACAATTCTGATAATTCGTCTCCAATAAGTATCACCCTCGATTGTTTTAAACCGATAAATTTGCCAACAGCTTCTTTAGTTTTACTCTTCTCCGCTGAGATCAAAGACAACCCCGCCCTCTCAATGAGTGTTCCTTTCTCATTAACGTAAGATGCACTTCCGATTGAATCCCGAATCCTGATTGGTGCGCCCTCAATCACGGTTAGGAGTGCCATCACACTGCCCCAGATTCGTTTACGAGCTTCACGAAGCGTGGTGGAAGTCATCAGAACGAGCGTATCTTGGGGTTGAGATAGCCAGTTCACTATGCCCCAAGCAGCCATAATGTGAGATTTTCCTGACGAAGCGCTCCCCCCGATTGCGAGGTATTTGTTTTCGAGTGCTGCTTTAACCATCAACTCTGCCCAAGGGTGGCGAACGCATAGTTTGTCTGGCAAGTCAGAGTGATTCCACAACTCATCGCAGATCCTCCAAAAGTAATATTCCTTGGCAACGACAGATTCATGGTTAGCAAATCCATAGAGAAGTGCGGTTATCAGACTAGTGGGGGGCAGTTGGAAACCACCAACATCCATTTTCTTTGTCTTTGGGTCAATTCTCGGTTCGAGTAACTGCTTGCTCCTTTCTTCTTTTAAAGCCATAATTATTAAAAACAATAGAACAGAAAAAAATGGGTATCAATTCCAAACAAGACATTCAAGACCGTGCCATCCAACTCTACAATTTAGATTGGAAAACAAGTTCTATTGCCAAAGAGTTGGGGGTTCATGCGGGGACGGTTAGAAGATGGTTCAAAAAGAAAGGAATTCCAGCCAGAAACAACGGGTTGGATATGACTGTTAAGACCGAAGACATCGAGACAGAGGAAAAACCTGTCGATGAGTTGGGGGATAAGATTGAACAGAACTTGGAGAACATGACAGATGAAGCGGTTCTCAGAGCAAAGCATGATGCTCGCTTAGAAGAGGATGAGACGATGATGGAGATCGCTGAAAGTCAAAGTAGTCCCGCTGAGAAATATCAGCACTACATCGCAGCAGCCGGAATTAAACTTCTTCGGGACAACATGAATAACTTAAAAGGCCCAAAGAATGTACGTGAACTTTCTGAATTAGATCAGCTTATCCGAAGAAACTTAGGTCTTAACTCTAAGACAGGGGGAGGGTCGAGTAGGATGCAGATTGATATTTCTATTCTAAATAATAAAAAAGCGGATAGGGGTAATGGGACTGTGATAGATATTGAATCCAATGATAAATAACTTTGATAATTTCTCTTGGGACTACAACCCTCAAAAAGATCCGTATAATAAAAGGTCTGTGACTTCACATGACTACAGAGAGACGGGTTTTGCAGAAGTAATATTTTTTCACCAGCTTGAGCCAGCACTAGTTGGTATTGTTGAATTAGCTACTGGACCCCCCATAGCTTGTTATAGTAGTTCTATTGCAAGCACTTTACTGCAAGAAGAGCATGGATTAACGGCGGAGGATGCTAAGTTCGCTTTGACCCAACTTATTGATGCAGACTTAGGACCAAGTGCGCCCTGTTTTTTAGACACTAGTATCGTAGAAAAGTGATGAACTTATTCCGAAATAAAGAGCTTATCAGCAACCCCAAAGTAATCATTAGAAAAGAGGATTATCAGAAGAATGATTTCTACTTCACAATAAAGCAACTTGAAGGAGCCTTCTACCGAGTCAACCCATCGAACGCTAAAGAAGTTTTCTTTTTACAAGCCTTACCAAAAAATGTATTTGTTTATGCTCCTGCGGAAGGCAACGGGTTAATAATTACTTTGAATTTGTTTTGATAATTGGAATTGATAACGGACTAGATGGGGGTCTGTGTGCCGTTTCTAAATTTGATGGATCTGTCATAGACAAGATCGCGATGCCTACGAAGTGGGTAGCTAAAAAAAGAGAGGTAGACACTCGCGCTGTTAAAGAATGGGTCGTATCTCTCAACACCCCCTTCACAATCGCTATTGAAGAACCTCTCGCTCATGCAAAGAGTTCTCAAGCAGTAAGATCTATGGCGCTTTCTTTTGGTAAAATTGTGGGCATGGCTGAAGCCAATGACTACGATGTTCAAAGAATTTCTGTCCACAAATGGCAGAAGACTATGCTCGGCTTCCGACCTAAAGGAATGACTAAACAAGTTGCTCTCACTAAAGCGGAAGATCTTGCCCCCGCAGAGTGCTGGTTAAAGAATAAGAGATGCCGAAAAGCTCACGATGGGATGGTTGATGCGTTCCTTGTTGCCCTCTACTATAGGGAAACACAAAAAACTTGAAAAAACTTATTGACCAAATTTCTGGTCTGTTCCACAGTCCGTCTGATGAAAACACCAGACCATGCTGATAGAGGACACGCAGAGTTTTCTCCCTCTTCACTTAAATACTGCGCGGGATGTGCGGGATATAAAGGTCGCGAAGGAACAAATCCTGCTGCTGAGATGGGAACTCGTATCCACGAAGCCATCGAAATTTTAGACCCCTCCAATCTCCAGAGTGAGCAAGAGATTTCAATCTACGAAGAGATCATTGCAGATCAGACGGAGTATTTGAAAAACTACGAGGACTGTAATGAGACGCACTCAGAAATTGTTTTAGACATAGAATTAAAAGGGACATCAACTTTTGGAACTTGTGACTACCTCGCAATCTTCGGAAAGAAAGAAGGGGTCTTAATAGACTACAAGACGGGGATTAGTGTCATCGATACACCCAAAGATAATTACCAAGCCCGTGCTTATACAATAGGGTGTTTTCAAAAATTCCCTGAGTTGGAAGAAATTACATTTGTGTTCTTTATCCCACAACGGAACGAAATTTTAGAAGATACCTTTAAAAGGGATGAACTAGAAGATCTTATTGATGATCTTTCCTCGGTCATTCTGGAAGCTGAACGAGTCCGGCCCAAATGGGAAGACGGGACTCCCAGCCTAGAAGAATTGACTCCAACAGTAAATTGTCGCTTCTGCAAGTTTGAAGATATTTGCCCCGCACTAGGTGGTCTAGTTGTGGAAGTAGCTAAAAAGATAAACCCACAACTTCCTGATGTTGATCTAGACTCAACAACAGACCCCGAAGTTATTGAACAGTTATGGGCTATACAAAAAATTGTTACGAATTGGGCTGATGGATTTAAGAAGAGGGCTATTAAACTAGCGCAAGAGGGCGTTGAGTTCCCTAATCTAAGGCTAAAGAAAATGACTGGTAGGCGGAACATTACTGACCAGAAAAAATTTATTGAACTAGCTAAGGACTTTGGGATGGACAGTGAACAAGTCTTAGAACACGTTTCCATCCCCCTCGCCAAAATTGCCAAAAGCATTGGTGACACGGCAGAAAGAGGTCAGAAGAAAACGAAGGCCGAGTCCTTTATTAAGACCTGCCAGTCCCATGCAATCATCGAAGAATCATCCCCAAGACATACATTATCTTGAGGACAAAAAAAGAAACCAGAAACTAGAAACCAGAAAAAATGAGTAAAAAAAATGAATTAGCCACTGAATCTGCCAACGCACTTTCTACAGGAGCCTTGCCAGATACTATCGACGCATCGGATATTGATATCCCTCGCATCAACGTGGTCCAAAAAACAAGCGACATTACTTGTCGCGATGGGGAACCCGCTCCTTACGGGTCACTTGTATTAGACAAATCCATTGTTTTGTCTCAACCCGAAACCCCAATCAAAGTTATTCCTTTGATTGCAACTAAACAGTGGCGTGAGGATATCCCATATGACTCGGATGATGTCCCACGGATTGCGGGGTCAGAAGCAGAAAAAAATCAATTAGCTTTGGATAGTGAGTATAACCTCCTTGAATTTGCTGAGATCACATTCCTTTTTGAAGGTAATGAGGATGATGTTGAGGCTTTTCCCCTACCGCTCGGTAAGAAAAACTATGCGATGGGGAGAATCAACGTAGCTAAGGATGCCTACAGGCAGACCTTTAAAAGGTTAGCTACGTTTGCCGTCTTTAATAAGAAGACTCCGATTCACACCAGACTGTGGAATTTAACTTCTTCTGCCATCACTAGGGGGAAATATTCGTGGTTCGCGCCTTCTCTTACGATTACGCAAGAGGAGCCTAGCGAAGAAGTAGTTTCCTTTGTGGAGGGTTTTATCAATCAGTAATATGAACATAGATATAACCCCACAAGAAGTGTTTGAGACTGAAATTGAGGCGATGAAAAAAAGCATTGTTGATTTGGAATCAGTTCTCAAAAGCACAGAAACGGCAATTATTGCGAACAGACTTCTCTTAGGGGGTCTTGAGCAAAATTTAAAGGATCTCCACAAGGAAACTGAATTGTTACTTGAGGAAAAAAATTAGGTAATGCGGCGGCGTTAATTGGCGCTGGTGAATCATCCGCCTTTGGGTAATCGCATAAAAGCCCGATACATACCCCACCCTCTTTTTTCATCCTTTGGGGGGTGGGGTAACTCTATACATATACTATGAATACTTTCGCGATAGATTACGAAACTTATTATGACAAGGAATGCTCCATAAGAACTCTAGGAGTTTTGGGGTATTTCAGCCACCCCAACTTTGATGCTTACATGGTATCAGTTGTTGGAACAGAGGGGACAAATTTTGTTGGCCACCCTAAAGACTTTGATTGGAGTTTGTTGGACGGCAATGTTGTCCTATCACACAACGCATCTTTTGATGAAACCTTGTTCCTGTATGGTGTATCCCAAAACTGGTGGGATAACTGTGAGCCAGCAGAATGGCACTGCACAGCAGATCTTGCCGCATATTGCAAGCTACCCAGATCACTTAAAGGTTCCACGGCTCAACTCTTCAATCTCACAGTAGATAAGTCTACGCGAGATAATATGTCTGGTAAGAGATGGGAGGATATGTCCCCAGAGTTTCAGAAAGAGGTTAGTGAGTATGCCCTCAAAGACAGTGAGTTATGCCTCAAGTTATGGGAGTCTCTTAAAGATTATTGGCCCCAATTTGAGAGGGACATCAGCCGAGTGAATAGAAGGATAGTTCAGCGGGGCATTCCAATTGACACAGACCTTTTAAAGACTCAGTTAGAAACGATCAACAAAGCTTTGTTTGAAGCTGAAGAAAACATTCCGTGGTTGGATGAGAAACCTCTTTTGAGCAGAGCAGCTTTTGATCAACAATGTTTATTACTTGGTATTACCCCACCACACAGTCTTGCCGAAGCAGATGAAGATGCTCAAAAATGGATTGCAGAACATAGTGAAAAACACCAATGGATCGGGGCCGTTAAAAGCTGGCGTAGGATCAACTCCATTAAAAAGAAGTTAGAAAGCTTCGATTATGCGACCATGCCAGATGGTCGATACTACGGTGGGTGTATGTATTTTGGCGCTCACACAGGGAGATTCAGTGGGTCTGGCGGTAACTTAAATCTCCAGAACTTACCTAGAGAGGGGATGTTTGGTGTGAACTTGAGACATTTGATTTGTCCTCAACCTGACAAAAAATTAATCGTGGTAGACCTTTCTCAGATTGAAGTCCGAACACTTTGCTGGTTAGCTAAAGATCGCGAAATGATGGAGGAGATTAAAAACACAGACGATATATATGAGGCGTTTGCTATTCGATTTGGGATGTGGGATGAAGAAAAAGGAATACTTAAAAAAGAAAACCCCGAAAAAAGACACGCCGTAAAAGCAATGGTGTTAGGTTGCGGGTATGGGGCAGGGGCTAAACGATTTTCGAGTATGTCTTCTATTACCGAAGAGGAGGCTCAAAAAAGAGTGGATACTTATCGGCACAAGATGAAAAAAATAAAACGCCTTTGGTATGAATATAGTGAAGACATCAAAGGATCGGTGAGTGTTACCGGAGGATATGATGCAGAGGGAAACAGGCTACACTCTAGATTTACAGTCGATCTCCCCAGTGGTAGAGTTTTAGACTACGGGACACTACAAACAGGTGGCGATCCAAATAATGTTCAATACACAGCTAAAGTCCCTAGACATGGTAAATATGTTCCCGTAAGACTATGGGGAGGGTTAGTCGCGGAGAACGCATCACAAGCATTAGCACGAGATATTTTCTCGGATATGCTTCTAAGAGTTGATAAAGCTGGATACAAGATTGTCATGCACGTTCACGATGAGATGGTTGTTGAAGCTGACGCTGATGAAGCGGAGGAAGTGTTACACAATGTGATTAAGATTATGTCGGAACCCCCAGAGTGGATTTCAGATATACCCGTGGCTGCTGAAGGATCAATACAAACTAGATATGAAAAATGAAAATTAAATACCTCAAAAACTTAAAATCAAAAGACGCTTTAATAACCGTAAATGATCCAACAGAGATCGATGTAAACCCCATACCACCCTTTAAATCCAAAGCTTTATACCGAGAGTGGTGTGCTAAAAGTGATACAGATCACGCATTCTTAACAGGCTTTGAAGGGATTAACCCCAACGCAAGGATCGAAGGAGAAAACAAGATATGCAAAATTCACTCGATCCCAGCAGACTTCGACGCACCACCCGATTGGCCTAATGTACAAGACATCATCAGAGCAAAATGCCCTAAAGCTTTACCCGCTTGGTATTGCCGGACATACAGTGGCTACATCAGGTTGTTCTTTGAATTAGAGGAGACTCTTTCTATCCACCACACTTTGGTAGCGGGGTTCTTTAAGTATCTTAAACAAGCTCTCCAGTATCAAAAAATCTTTGCGGGTTACGATAAGAAGTCTGAGTCTCCGTCCCAGTTAATGGAAATTGGAACAGACTGGGTAAACATGGGGGGTAAGATTCCTAGCTGTGTGGCTCAAACAGCTTTGTTTAAAGCGGCACAAGAAAAACCACCCGAGTCTAAAGATACTTCCATCCCAATTGAAATAGTTTCCGAAGAGGTAGAGAAAAAATTCCCAAATAGATGGATAGGAGAGTTTGAAGTGGGGTCACGAGGCCCGTTGTTTTGGATCGATGATGGTATCGACAGGGAGGGGTGTCAGGTATTTGAAGATGGGATGGTCGTGTATTCGGATCGCGATCTCGCTTGGAAAACATGGAGAGATATCTTCGGTCCTGATTTTGTTAAAGACTTTGAAGAACAGAAAATGGGGGATCTCCTCGATGAGTATTGGTTCAACGGTAGACAATTTTTTAAACAGCTTGGTGGAACGGCTAAACCGATCCCCCGAGATCAATTAGTCTTGGAGCTTCGTCAGAGAGGCTTTAAAGGGGGTAGACCAAAAAAGGGGGAGAACGTCTCAGAAGTTGAAGCGGCTATCGTCCTGATTAGTAACACAAATAGGATAGATGAAATAGCTCCTGTTGTGTTCCGGCGGAACGAAAGGATCGTATCCTACAACGGATTACAAATACTTAACTCGGCAACAGTGCGCCCCATAGAACCCGCTGCGGATGGGGATATTAGTAATTGGCCTTTTTTGAACAGATTTTTTGATCAGTTCTTTGTAGACTCAACCAGTATTCGGAGTAAGTATTATTTCTTGGGTTGGCTCCAACGGTATTACAAAGCGTTCTATTGGAATAAAGAAGCCCAAGGGCAAGCTTGTATTCTGGTCGGTCCCGCTAAGAGGGGTAAAACTCTTTTGTCGAACAAGATAATAGCTGCTTTAGTTGGGGGTTTTGCAGATGCGAGTGACTACCTATCAGGAGGAACAAAATTCAATAAAGACTTGGGTCGTGCGGCTTGTTGGGTCATCGATGACACAGTCAGCGCAGCGTCTTTCCAAGATCAACGAAAAGCTACTGAGCTAATCAAACGAGGTGTGGCGAACCCAAGAATTGAATTCATGGCAAAATACTCAGATGCCGTGACACTTCCTTGGGCGGGTAGGATTATAGTAAGTCTTAACGATGACCCAAACTCAATGAGTGTTCTTCCTACAATGGACTCAAGTAATAAAGACAAACTCATGGCGTTTAGAGTTTGCACGGAACCATTTACATTCCCCAATAAAGAAGAACTAGAATCAACTATTGCACAAGAGTTGCCTCACTTAGCTAAGTGGCTGATGGATTGGAAGCCCCCAGTAGAGATATTAGATGATGATAGATTTGGTATTAAGAGCTTTATAGATCGAAGTATTTCTTATGCCGCGTTTGACAACTCAAGTAGATCTCAAGTGTCTGAGCTAGTTGATTTCTTTTCAAAAGCTTGTAGACAACATAATGAGAAGATGGCTTCGTGGCGGGGGACAATACTAGAACTCCAAGTCGCATTGCATTCTTATAATGGGGGGAGACCGTTAGGGGCTTCTAATAAGATAGACTTCATACGGAACGGGTTGTCACACTTAGAAGATGTGGGTAGGACTAGTAAAACTACTAGACCCATAAAATCTGTGGGCAAAGGAAGTGGTAAGATCTGGATAATAAATGTCACCGAACCATTCGATATTGATTATGAAGAGGTTACTTTAGAGAACCAGCCTTTCTGAGAGCAGCAATTGGTAAATGATACCCATCCACTTTATAGGTAAATCCGTATTCATCGGGTTCACCCCGAAGTTTGTAATCAGCTTTTCTCTGAATAGCCAGTGCCGTAGCCCAACCAAGAAGCCAAGCTTTTTGGAAATCTTTTCGGACGCGAACGAAAAAGTAAGCTTTGGCAGGTAGCTTTTTTCCCTCGGGACAATTAACAGAAGCTGTGTAGTGGGGTTGCGGAATCCCAGCACAGCTTTTTGATTTGATGTCTATCGTCCGGTTACCGAGAACATAATCATGTTTAAAAGATTCACCCCCCTCATAAATAGCTTGGGGATATAAACATTCAAAGGCAACCTCACCTAAAAACCCAGTCATCCGTCCCGCGCCCCTCGTAAAAGAATTTGGGAGAATACCAAGTTTTTCACTCCGTTCAAAAGCTTCTTTTACATGGTCGCTCGTCGGTGAAAAGACCAACATACCGTTGGCTCTTTTGAAATGTTTTGGTAACTTTTTCCTACTCATCCTTTCCTACTCGTTTCAACAAACGCTCGTAGGCAGGAAAGAAAACTTCATCCATACACCGCACCACAGCTTCCTGCTCAAAGGTCTCGCAAAATCCCACCCCTGACAGGCATAGTGATGCTTCCATCAACTCATGGCGAACAGTGCTTAAAAGAGCTTTCCCTTCTAAATGTTCCGAAATAAAAATAATCTTTCGCTCGTGACTGTAGTATCCATACAAGTCTTCGTCACTGAGATCCGAAAAACGAATCTTAATTGTCTGCCCCGCTACCCGTATACTTTTGGGGATCGTCATTTGTCGTAGAATTTATTTATTCCTTCGGCATAAACGGAAGCTAACTTATCTAAATCTGATTGTATTAGATCCACATCAGATTGATTAGATCCAAAGAATGGCTCCGCGATACAAGCATAGCAAGGAGTCTTACGGAGAAACATAGCCCCTCTTGATCCCTTACCCCTTGCTTTTACCCCACGAGAAGCTAAATCGGGGTAAGCTTCGTCCATTGCTTCCTTCAATTTCAAAGCTAATTTTTTTCCACCCCTACTAGTCTCCCAATATAACCATTCATGTCCGGTTGCTTTTGGCCCAGCAGAATTAAAATGGAGTTCTATGCAAGCATCTATACCATCCTCCCTCATTTTTCGGGACACATAATTCATTGCTCCAACATAACTAGACGCTTTGTAGTCACCATATACCTTATACGGAACTTTTAGTTTCGGTATAATTAACGAAATCAATTCGGTGTTGAACGTGTGTTCACTAACGCTGGGCTTACCAACTGTGTAAGCGCCGGAGTCCCCCCTCCTTGAGTGTCCTATAGCCAACCCTATCATTTCTTATACTTAAAAATTAACCTATAGAGAGATACCGCAGCTACTGCGATGCCCAGTATTAAAGATATTACTCGGAGCCAATACTCCATTTGCTCTTGCATAGATGCTGCTACGGCTATAGTTGGGGTTATAGTCCCTAAAAGGGTATCGATTAGTTTAGAAGAATTCATTTGTTTCCAATTATAATTGCTCTCCGGTAGCTATAATCACTGTGGAATTTGTGATCTTCCCTACCCGTCAATACCCCCTCTACAAAATGGTATTGAGTTCCTTCTATTAGAGTGATCGTAGGAGGATCATACAGTCCGCTTGAGTTCGCGGTGGAGTCGTTTCGCAACCCGCTCCAGCCGCAACTTTGCAGCAGGGCTACCGTCGGAAGCAAGCTCATCAATCTCATCTTCAAGTTCATAAACATATCTTCGATGTTTTAGTTTTATGTATAGCACATAAGCCTCTAATGCGGCGGCGATTGCCCTGATCATTTTATTTCTTCGCTTTCCCGACATTTAACGCCGCCCATTCAAGTACGAGGTATAGCTTTCGCACGATCCCATCGTCTTTAGGTGTAGGGGTCAGGGCGCAAATTGCAGATGCCGCTGCCACTACAGTAGTGGCAATGGAAATAAGACTGTCGCGGTTTTCTAAAATATAATTAATCATGGTTTATAGTAGGTTAGGTATTCTTGATCCCGATCCACTGGGATCAAATCGTAAAACTGGTTTGGCTTCTCCTCGATACGCATCTAACTCTTCGTCGAGTAATTGTTTACACACGTTCCAATGGTAATTTGCGCGTTCAAGGTCTGCATTTTCTTCAGCCACACTACCGAGAAGACCGTGTTTAATGGCGTTAAGATTGCTCGGCCTAACTGTGTCAGAAGAGTTAATGAGCTGTTTGAACTTCCGTTTAACTAAAACACGCAATGTCTTCTTAACAGAAGAACTATTCGATATTCTATATCTTCGGTATGCGTTTACTGTATTAGCTTCTTGAACAGTGCCTAATTCAAGCCTATCTGAAGTATCGGCCACATTAATAGCTACAATTTTTACCGGATCTTTAAGGGAAGAATCTCCATTCCTAATTTCTGTAACAGATGTAAATGCAGTAGTAGAAGAAGTAGTAGCAGCGGACGTATCAAAAGTGGGGCTATAGGTCTCTACTGCGGAGCTACTGTTTAGTCCCGTCACAGTAATAAAATTACTACTAGTTCTAGGGATAGATTGTTGTGGCCCAACAGGCATAACATGAAGATTATAAGTTTTACCCGCTTCTAGTTCGTTGACTGTCGGGGCTAACCCATCGTCAATAATACCAAAACCAGCTAAAGTAATGCCTTCTCTGTTTCTTCCGGTGATCCTATAATCGTGGAATTGACTTTGCGCTTTGACCGGATCGTTGTCCATAAGAGCCGAGACAATTGCCTCCGCATCATCTGGCAGCGTAAAATTACCATCTGTAGTAGATATGGTCGTTTCATACAGGAGATCACGCCACATCCCCATTGCATACAAACGGGGCAATACTAGATTAAGTTCCTGCGTAAATGAGGAACCAACGGATTTAAACTTTGACAGGGCTTCTTCAACTCCCGCTACTGTAAGGGTAGCCATACCCTACTTTAATGGAAAAAGCACTAATAGTCAAGGTATGGGCCAATCTGACCTATTCTGGACACAGGCTACTTGTGGGGCATTCAACCACCTTAATGGGTTCACTAAGACTGCCCGTTGGAGCGTAAACTTCTACAGTTGTTCCGGCAGTAAGAACGGCTGTGGTATTAGTTGAGGTAATAACATTTACGGGAGTCAAGTCTTTTACCACTTGAACCGTGTTTCCTGCCGTAGCTACGGCTGTTGTGGGTAAACTAGCAACAACAGATACTGTTGAACCGGAAGAAAGAACACTCACTCCTGTAGTGGAAGTAACAACGGTTAAACTAGGCTCAAGAGCTACTTGATAAACAAATTCGTGTGTGGGAACAGCTTGAACTACAGTAGTAGTAGCTACCGAATTAAGAACCGTAGTTGTTGGGACAGATTTAAGAACACTGATCGGGTGTGAAACAATGTAGTTAGTGGTTGTCGGAACATCTTGCACAACAGTTACAGGGGTTGCTGCATTAAGAACCGTAGTTGTTGGAACAGATTGCACCACGCTTACCGGACTTCCGGCATCTACCACACTAGTGGTGCTTAGTGATTTAACAACGCTCGTAGTGGAAGCTCCTGTAATTAAACTCGGGAATGTCGGGGCAGTATCTGCATATTGTCCTGTTGCTTCAACACCTAGAACCCAAACACAATCACCTTGCGTGTAATTACCATAAGAATCAGTTGTCCCACAACCCGCTACTTTAACAGGGGTCATACCACCACCCGCAGTAGCTCCCCCACCACGCCAAACATCCGTTACCATGTCAGTTGTCGAATCAGGAGCCAATGCGACAGGTGTGGTCGAAGAGGAAGATAGAACGGAAGCCATGTTACCAGTTGTAACACCAGCCGCTACAGTTGTAGTTGTGGCAGTCGCTACGACTGAAGTAAAATTACCTGTTGTGACGGGCGCGGCAACCGTAGTTGTTTCAATGTATTCAAGAACAGAAGTTGTATCCGCAGACGTAGTTGCAGCCGCTACCGTAGTAGTTGTAGCAGTCGCTACGACTGAAGTAAAATTACCTGTGGTGACGGGCGCGGCAGTAGTTGAATACGTCACATCCGCAACCCCGACAACAGTATCCAAGTTCCCTGCTGTAACTGGAGCGGCGGCAGTGGTTACTGCCCCAGCCGACACGACAGTAGCCATGTTACTAGGTTGAGGTTCCAAGGCTACAGTGACCGTTCCAGCACTAGTTAGGACTGTTGTAAATTGAGTAGCGCTGGGCGCTTGAGCTACAGAAGTTGTCGATCCTGCCGTTAAAACTGTAGTAGTTCCTGATGCGGAAGATAGAACAGTAGTCTTGTTAAGCTCTACACAAGTAAGGTCATTTAAACAGGTAACGAGTCCGTCTTCGACAACCGCAACACCCTTACCATCTATTTTCCAATGCTTGTTGAATTCATTTCCCGTGACATGAATTTCAGAGGCATCTGCTTGAGCAGCGTCATACTTTACTTTTACTTGAGCCTCTCCTGTAAATGGGGATGAAAGGCCGGACTGCGACCGTTCATTTATACTCCTAAATTCTTTTTCATCTTTGCCATCTCGGACATATTTCTTGTAAACATTTTTACCGCTCCCTAAGTTTTTTATTTTATTATAGCCCCTGTGCCAATGGAGTGGACCCCTAATTCCTTCTAGCCCGCCATATAACCTAGCTTGTCTGCGGTCTTTTTCTTCATTCCACTGGTGTCGATATAGCTTCCCATCCTTCACCCAAACAATGGGGACAGCGTATTTCCCTTCCTTCCCACCAGACCCACTCTCATCGGGTAGTTCAAACTGTATGGAGTCTGGTAGACTCTTTCCTTTCACGAGTCTATACAGCGCCCCATCTGGGTTATCTGGATCTGCTATTACTTTCCCTTGCTCGTCAGTATTGAATTCTGAATATATAACACACTCCCGATCCGCTTTTATTTCTAAAGGTTCTAACGGGTGCATCTCCACACAAAGTCCACTTTTAGGGTGCATCTCATATAAGTGTGCTTTTGAAATACACACCGTCCTATCCCCGTCTGGTTCGTATCTGTAAGGTTCGTGTTCTACTCGATACTGCTCGGGAATAGGTGGCGCTTCTCTACCCACATCCACTCTATGAGTATAAAACTCAGCGGGAGCATCTGATGTTCCTTCTGTCGTCGGAGAAAACTTAAAAGAAGGGATCTCTGAAATCTCAGCATCTTGAATCGAAACATCAGCTTCTTCTGGTTGTGAGAACTCATTGATAGCTTCTTCGCTTTCTCCAAAGAGAAAGTTCTTTATCTTTTGAAAAAATCCTTCTCTGGCCATTACTAAAATTGGGGTGGGAAGACCGTCCAAGTAGTTCTCACATAACCACCCCTAGAAGGTTCTTGTTTATCTCTAGCAACAAGACCCGTAGTAGCTATTTGTTTTAAATTAGGCGGGGTAGTTACAGGTAATTTCTTTTTATAAACAGTGTATTTGTAAACTGGATCTTCTGTTCCAGTTGAGCAGACAAGTCCCCCTCCGTTCATTAGACATGGTGGGATGGAAATACGAACGTAGGGAGTTCCAAAAGTGAAGGATTGTGGGACCATTGCTTTTGCTTCTACCCCAGTGAACTTAGAAGGGGAATACTCAACTGTTACTTTAGTCTTACACGGACCTCTATATGCTTCGGGGTTCATGTGATACTCAGGGAAAGCTAAGACCTGTCCATCATGTCGCTCGTAACCAATAACATTTATACTCTCTAAAACAGGTGGGAACGTGTGATCCATGCTGGTAAAATACTCATCCACTAGAATCGTGTTACCAGCGCCCACCCCAGCAATAGTTTCTTGCTTTACAACTTCATACCAATCAGTGGATATCTGTCTCCCTTCTCTGTAAGCAGCGACTTTTAAATTAGACTCGGCATCGTGTGTGACGAGTGCCGTACTCCACCACGCATTATCTGGATCTAAGATAAGCTCATCAATTGTTTTGGTTTGCCCCGTAGGTTGACCAGTTGGTATTTCTCCCGTGTAGTAATACTTCAAGGCGCTTTTAAGATTCCGGTGGGAGAGGTCATCCCACTTGAGGGTCTCGATAGTAGCCCTAACAAAATAGGTTCTTTGCTCTACAACAAAGATTCCATCTAGCTCACGGTCACCAATTCTTTTCTGTTGGCGACCCATTAGCACATAACCTTTCCCCGAAAAATTAGCCGCAGCGGGGGCGGTAGGCATCGGGGAACCCGCTACCACCGTGCTATCGTCTTCTGTAAAAGAAGAGCGTAAGCTTATGTATGTCCTGACTACAGTATCAAACTTAGTTTGCCCTAAGCTAGATTGAGCATATTCAAAGTTGTAGTCATCCTGAGAAGTCCTTGTATTCGCGTAATAGTAATAATAAAACTGACCATTAGGGTCTCCTTGTTTTACATATGCTAAAGTGTGGTCAGGAAAATTTACTTTGTCAGGATGCGCGGTTCCGTATGCAGGAGGTTTCTTCCCAACCCTCTGAGCGTCAACAGTTTCAAAGAACAATAAGTCCTGCACATTCGGAGATACGAATGTGAGAACAGTCTGCCTCTGAGGGCTGGGCTGATTCCTCTGTATAGGCATTACGATTCTTCAATTTTAGGTGCTTCCCCCACTTGCTCTTCTTGCGAAGGGGCGGGGTCAGCAAATTTTTGTGCGAGAAAACTCGCAGCTTGGGATACCTTGAGACCCCCCGATACAGGGTTCTTTACGGCAAGGTCGATGAGTTGAATAATGCCATTTCGTTCTTCGTCGGTTAGTTCAATTGTCATATCTGATTAAAATAAAGTCGCCTCTCTCGTTTTTCAAGGCTTTAAAAAAAAATCTTATTCGGAAGACTCTTCCTTCTGTTCTTCGATCCACGTTCTAAGTGGGGCTACCGCAGAAATAATTGCATTCATCGCTGCCGCAACTTCGGGAACCTCATTGACAGAATCCCAAAAAGATTTATTTGCTTCGGGAGGGTTGGGGACAGTTAAAGTTTCGACACCCTCCGTGTCCGAAGAAATATAAATTGACTCAGAACCGTCTGAACTATCGTAAGGCACTAATTCAATTGTAATATGCCCATCAGTATTACCCACCTCATTAATCTGGGGGCAGTGAATATTAATGTTTTTTACCCACACAGAATTAAAAGTTTTTTCTGGTGTGGGTGAAACGGTGAACGGAGTTTTTCTTGGAATAGCCATTGTTTTGTTTGTTAATTGATTTGTTGATATATTTTTAGGAAACATTCGTTGTGCTTATCGAGCCACTATTATTTACGGTGATACGCCATTTAGATCCATTAGATGATTTCAATATTACACCGTTAGAAGAACTTGAGAATTCAATATTCCCAGAAGAAACACCCACATCTCCAGAAACGTCTAGGGTTTTTTGAGGATTATTTGTTCCGACTCCCAATTTAGTATTAATGAAGTAGCTTGAGTTCCTTCTTATCGCACAAACCTCAGTTCCTTGGTTAACGGTAGCAGACCCATACCTAAATGATGCGATTCCTTGGATACTCCCTGATTGAGCAGCTTGAACCCACAGAGTGGTGCTAGTACCATTCCTGCTGATTACGTTGTAGTCAGTATTACCCGTATCAGTTCTAAATGCGTTAGCCGTAGCGGTTCCCGTAACGTCGATACCAGAAGTATTAACCCTAAATCTCTCTGTTCCAGAGACTACCGCTCTAACATAACTGTTGTTTGACCACTGGAGATAATCATTACTATCGTAACCAATGTAGCTAATACTATCTCTAAGATCAGTCTCTAGTTGGAATTGAGTTCCGCTAAGGTCAAGACCCCTACCAGCGGAGTATGTGGTATTAGTATCCGTAGTAACATAGCCAGCACCGTTGGTGAGTTGGTTGTTATTGGTTATGTAGTTAGCATTTGTAGCTCCAGTGTAACCAAGATTAGCGAGTGTGAGTGTGCGCGTAGAGTGT